TATTGGCGACATATCATCATTTGTTGTTTCATTTTGTATAGAATTAGTCATAATATTGTCCAATTTTAAAATAATACGATTCAATAAATAACAATAAGACAATAGTAATTCTTTGTTAAATTCATCGTCATTTATTAAATATAATGAAAAGTATAATGATAAAATCGTATCAATAGAGGCAATGTTGTATTTTTTATGTTTATACACTATTTTATTATAGGATTGGCAGCTATTTGTCTCGAAAATATACAATAAACTTTTATTTTCCATCTTTACACAATAATATTTACACAGTAGCTTAGTATCGTGTGTAGATTCTACAATTGTATATTCTTCTTTTTTTTTTATATCTTCTAAAATTGGTTTCACATTTTCACTAAATACCATGAGTTTTAATATTTTTTTATTTTCCATTATATTTCGATAGGATTGTGGAAAATATATACTATAAAAAAATAAGGCATATTCTCCAAAAAAAACAGCGTCATGTTTTTTAGATATTTTTTTTAAATCATTACTTTTATCTTGTAATTTTTTTACTAGTTCAACGTCCTCAATATTTGATGTTTTATCATTAAAATTTAATTCTTTTACTTTAAATGGATAATGTTGGTTCAATAGTTTCAATCTTTTATATATCTTTTCCCATCTACTTACATCACCTAATGGTCTAGATAGTTCTTGATATAAACTCATTCGTAAATAAGAGGCCGGAGCATATAATATTTTTTTCTTTTTTATTGCTAATCCTTGAATATTTTTAAAAACATTATCACTTAATTGAGTTATATCCGCAATGGGAATAAAATTAACAAATACTTTATACGTTCCATGAACAAATGCTGGTTTTGCTTCTACGTTATCGTATTTTGCGTCTACTAGTATTTTAGCTAATTCTTTTGCGTGTTGTATAGCGTCATTCGAAAAAAAATCATAATCAGGTATATCTATGGATGGATTATAAAACTGATTATTCTTTGGTAAAATATTATTAATAGCCGTTCCTCCATAGCACACAAGTTTTTTATTTATAATGAATGATTCAACTAATTTCAATAATTCTTTTTGCACGTATGTTTTTTTTTTATTTTTCTTTTGAAATTTTTCATTTAATTCAATAGCCCTTTTTAGTGATTCTTCCATATACTACTATATATATAGAAGAATTATCCGGTCATTAAAGTTTTAGAAGTAGGATCAAATACATAAGCGGTTGGTCTTAATGCTTCTTGTTTTTTAGCAAACGCATATCTAGCATCTGTAAATATACGATTATAAACATTTAAATATTCATCTTTCATTTGAAAGTTCATGGCAATGAACTGAACGCCATTTAAAAATCCGATTTCGGTTGGGTCATAATTGTCTCTATTTTTATCCTTATCTGGTAAAAGAAGACACATATTATATTTATTGTTGCTTCTTAGATTTGATATATCTGGTTTATGTTTTAAATCGCTAGCACGATAAATATGACCCATTGACTCTCCTAAACACAAATTTGTATGTTTATATAATTTAGATGATGTAAAATTCATGGTTCTTGTTTTATCTACAATAATAACTACTTTTTTTCTTAAATAGGACAAATACACAGACGCCAGATTATTTCCATTCATTGCGTTTTCAAATCCACTATGTTGTTTTGATAATAATTTTTCTCCAAAAATAGTTAATAAAGAATCCGCCATATTGTCATAAATAACCGTATTTTTACTATGAATTCTAAATATCAAAAAAAGTGGATCGTCTGGATTCGGACAAGAGTCATCAAATAGCATAAATTTTTTGTGAATCATATCCATAGTTTCATAGAAATCTAAATGATTATACATTTCTTTATACTGGTTATTTTCAACAGTTGAAGCAGATATAACCGGATTATTCTTGTAAGAATATATTTGAAAATCAAGTGCCCTAACTCCAAATTTGGCACAATTCTCTAATGAACATAAGTCAACATAATCGTTTTTAAATTCACCATTACAACAGCAATTGTGGGCGGTTTTGATATAAAAGTCCCTAAGTCTAAGTTCATATTCTACTCCATCATCTGTTTCATCTATAAAAACGCCCGAAAAATCAGCATCTCCCTTTTTAGGTAAAATTTTTATTGTATCGTCCATTTTTTTATTTTCATCCCAATATTTTGAAATATTGGTACAGTTTTTTTGTCTCAATACAACCTTTTGATAAATGTATATAAATATAGTTAATAGTATTACAAAAATAAATATCATTGATATCAAATTAATATTGGTATCTACACTACTTAAAAGTTTTTCAAGATTTTCATTATTATTCATACTTAATTTATATATTTATTTTATTAAAAGTAAATGTAGAAATATAAGTAGAATACATATGCCTGGTGGACTATTAAATATTATAGCGTATGGGAACCAAAATATTATTTTGAACGGAAATCCTAGTAAAACATTTTTTAAAACCGTATATGCAAAATATACAAATTTTGGAATACAAAAATTTAGATTGGATTTTGCCGGTCAGAGGTCATTAAAAGAAACAGAAGAATCAACCTTTACGTTTAAAGTTCCTCGTCATGCCGAACTACTATTAGATACATATTTAGTATTTGATTTACCTAATATATGGAGTACTATAATTCCTCCAATAGATACATCTGATGTTTGGAAACCTTTACATTTCAAATGGATCAGAAATATTGGAACTTCTATTATTAAAGAAATAACAATAAGCGTTGGAGGACAAGTTTTACAAAAATACAGTGGCAATTATATACAAATATGTGAAGAGCGTGATTCAGATGCCACAAAGAAGCAATTATTTCATGAAATGACTGGAAATGTTACAGAATTACATAGTCCACAGTTATATGATGTTAATAAAAACAATTATCCTAATGCTTTTAAACTTGATAATAATGAAGGACCTGACCCATCTATACGAGGACGAAAAATATACGTCCCTTTAAATTTTTGGTTTACAAAATCATCAAAAGTCGCATTTCCTTTAGTATGTTTACAATATAGCGAATTAGAGATAGAAATAAAATTGCGTCCTATAAAAGAATTATACACGATAAACGATGTTTCTAAATTAGGAGATGAGTTTGAATATGAAGATGTCCAACCTAATTTTACAAATGATCGACAACAATTATATAGAATGTTAAATCCTCCGCCTAGTTATTATTTAAATGAGTCAGATTATAGTAATAAAACAAATACATGGGACGCAGATATTCATTTAATAGCAAATTATTGTTTTTTAACGGAAGAGGAATCAAAAGTATTTGCTAATAATGAACAAAAATATTTGATAAAAGATGTAAAAGAAGAGATATACTACAATATGATTGGTTCCCAGAAAGTAAAAATAAATACAAACGCTCTTGTCTCTAATTGGATGTGGTATTTTAGAAGGACTGATGCATATTTAAGAAATCAATGGAGTAATTATACGAATTGGAAGAGAAACACTCGCCCGTATCCGTCTTATAACGCACCTGATATTAATATTTTTTCTATCGATGATACACCTATCGGTCCGGCTTATAATATTGATACAGTAGGTGTAAAAACAACAACGAATCATTATATTACACCTACATTTACAATTGAAAATAAACGTGAAATTTTATCTAATTTTGCTATTGTAATAGACGGTAAATATCGTGAAAATGAAATGGATGCTGGTGTATATAATTATATTGAAAAATATAGAACTCAAACAGGATATACCGATAGCGGTATTTATTGTTATAATTTTTGTTTAAATTCATCGTCGAATGAGTTACAGCCGTCGGGGGCTATGAATTTAGGGAAATTTAAGAATATTGAATTTGAAATTACTACAATTTACCCTCCACCAGATGAAAGTTCTGAATTTAGAGTTCTATGTGATGCTACAGGCGACGTTATTGGAACAACGCAATCGGAAGGTTCTGGATATACATATGGTTATGATTTATATTTATTAGAAGAGAGATACAATGTGTTACGATTTATGGGGGGAAATGTTGGAATTGTATATGCCCGTTAAATCATACACGACAAGTGCAATGTTCATTTTTATGTTTATAAACACATGGATGTTGTTTGGATTGAAAAAAATTACTACTTATAAACGATTCTTTTCGAGCGTATATAGATAATATAGCAAAAAATAAAAGAATAGAACCTATTTTTAATATATATTTTATAGAATTCATTATATATATTATTATTATATATTATATACTTTTAAATGTCTACATCATCAAAAAAAGATGTGTTTTCAGTTATGTTAAAAGCATATTGGAGATTATTTATACAACTTCTAAAAAGTGTATTAGGTGTTTGTATAGCTGCTTTTATAGTTTGTAATATATTATATAGATTGGGAAAACCTTCTCAATA